CTTAACAATGGATATGGTTGTGGCCCTCATGGCCCAATATTACCAGAAACGTCAAAAAGATGAAAAGTTCGTACCCTACGTTGTTCCAAATGTAAATATACAACTCAAGACTCCTCGCCACAATATTCAAGTGGGTGAATTCTCTGTTTCCCCTGCTGAAGCTCTCGCTGCTCAACCCCAACTCGAACCGCAAGACTATGCTGCAGAACAGCTCCTTGCTAAGTATTTTGAGGACGTCATCGCCCCTTCCTTAATTGATGAAGGGAATGACATCAACCCCCAAGTTCAAGTGATCTTGCCTGAAGATATAGTTGAGGCCTGGATGGAGTTTGGCTCTCTACACCCGGTTTATACTGGGCATCTAACGAAAGCCGAACGTACCCACCTCTACGACAAATGGATAATGATCGTTCGTCGTGTTGGTGAACACCCTGACTCAATAGCCCCTGTCAATTTTTCGAAGTTTGAACCAATGGTTGAATCCTGTTGGCATCTTTGGCGTAGTCCAGTTGGCCTCGAAATGCGAAACTCGTACAAGAATGCCAACGCCACCACTGCTCAAAGTATTAACGAATATGCCCCTGACATGGTTGCTTTCGCCCAGGAATTTTTTCGTATTCCCTTTTTCCAAGCAGTTCCCAAGTGGTTGACAACCGCCTCTTCAGAAAAAGCCTTTTTTATCTACAAGACAAGCAAGACCGAGCTTTCGCCTCTCCAGACCCCAACGGACTGGCGCAAAGTGTTTTGCGCAGTGCCTCCAACTATGACCCAGTCCTCGTTCGATCGAATGCGCCGCTGGGCCTATGTTGGAATGTTCCTTAAGTGGGCGGTGATCATTAAGATCGCTGTCACCCTCGTCTCCACAGTCTGCACCTTTTTAGGTGAGGCTGCTTCAACCTACTTTGGTCGTGCCCCTGAGCCGGAACTTGCTCCTCAATCTGGCTTACCTAAGGGCGGCGTGAAAACCGCCGCTCGTGTTCATAAGGCTCCTGTCCTCCGTACTCGTGTCTACGTCCCTCAAGATGATGATGACAACTTCTGCCTGCTCCCTCAGGCCGACGATGATCTCAACGTCCCCAACAATGACCACGAGCCCAAGTCCTATCCCGAAGAGAAACCTTCCAACGAACAACTCGACCCTGTTCTTAATTTGATTCGTCGAAACATTGTTAAGGTTTCCTTTCAGGGCCGAAAGCTTTTTGCTCTCGGCGTCGCTGGAGACGTGATGCTCACAACTCGCCACTCCATCGATCATATGACCTCTGGCTCCGAGCTCCTTCTCGGAGTCGACGGTGTTGGACCTCGTCTCAGGCTCAACTGGGCCGATGTTAAGGTTGCTTATCAAGATCCTATTGATCAAGACAAGAAATCTGACCTCGTGTTCATAAAGCTTAATAACATGATCCAATTCCGCAATATTACCGCTCACTTTGCTGACCAAGCTCTTCTCGACACTTCTGTCGAACGTATCCGCCCCCTGGTTAACGAGGAGAAAGGTAAACAAATTCTCACGTACTACGCCGAAACCACCGACATTGTCAAAGATGTCGGCCCCGGCTATGACTGGATATCATCAGGTGTTTACATTTATGGTATGCCCGGTTTTTCTGGCGCGTGCGGCCTCCCGTACGTTCAGTTCCAACGCTCCGGTCGTAAGATTGCTTATATCCATGGCTTTGGATCCGTTGAAGGTGACCTCTCCGGAGGCCACCCCATAACTTCTCTCCAAGTCAAGGAAGCCCTTCAAGCTTTCAAAGACGACTCTCATGTTCCGCAAGATCCTCAATTTGCCCCGCTCAACCTTGTGATGCAGGATCGGTTTGATGGCTCTTCAGCCGACTTTCCCGTTCTTCGCCCATCAATGGTTCACGTTTCCGGTACCTGGCCTGAAGGCACGTTCCCCCCTGGAATTGCCATCCATATGCCATCAAAGTCCCGAATCGTGACAACACCATTGAACCCGATGCATCCTAATTTTCCACTCCACGATGCCGACGGTGCTATCAGCTTGGGATGCGAATCAACTCGCGTTCCCGCTGACCTCACCGCTGGCCCTCAGTTTGCCCTGAACAAGTTCGCCGTGATCAAGGGGGAGTTAAATGTCTCCCCATCCATCCCGGCTGAGCTCACTGCCAACCTTCCCGTTCATCACCTCTTGCCCCCCGCTCTCAACCATGCTGATCTCCGCATGTGTTCTTTCGAGGAAGCAATTCTTGGTGTTGACGGGCTCGCTGCAATAGACCTCACAAAGTCTTCCGGCTATGGTTATTCCAACCATGGCATTAATCGTGTCCGCGCTCTCTTCTCTGCCCCTGGCCAAATCTGTCAAAAGTTTAAGGCTAAGGTTACCGATAAGATATCTGTTCTCCATACACAGGTGTCTCCCTCGGTTTCTATGCTCCAAACTAAAGACGAATTAATCGCCAAAGAAGACTACGCCAAAGGCAAAGTTCGTACTATTCATAAAGGCGAACTCGTCTACACGATTATTGGCCGCATGTTGTTTGGACTTGCGCTGCTTGCTCTCTCCACAGCCCCGTTCCAAACATTTGTTGCTATAGGAATCAACCCCCACAGCTCTCACTGGACCTTTCTCTACAATCGTTTGAAAGGTAAAAATCGCCTCTCCCTTTGTGGCGACTTTTCCGGTCATGAGTTCACTCTCCCGCTCATCTTCATTGCTCTGTATATTCGTTGGTGGAATCTTGTTATGCCACTCAACAATTTCTGGACCAATGTTCGAGCCCACTATCTCTGGTCCGTTCTGCAGCCCTATTGCGCAGTCGGACGTCGTGTCTTTCGCCTTACGAAAGGCCAGGGCAGCGGGAACGAAGTCACTCAACACTTCGCTTCCTTCTGCACTCACACCGTTCACCAGATGTTTTGGCGTTCCCTTGGCCGTACCGATGACGAGTTCGATGAACTCGTTGAAGGCACCACCCTTGGTGACGACTGCGTCTACACTGCATCCAATGCTCCCGACTTCAACATGATTACTCTTGCCATGTTTTGTCGAACCATTGGGATGCACTACACTACTTGGTCCAAAGGCTCAATTGACCAACCTCTTATGGATCTCGATGAAATCGAGTTCCTCAAGCGGTCCTTCAAGCCCCTTGGCCGAGTTACCCTCGCCCCCCTCCGCCTGTCCTCAATCATGGAATCTCTCATGTGGGAGGACCACCGCGCGACTTCCGAAGATCGCGCGAACACTGCTCGTTCCGCCATTATTGAAGCGCGCCATCATCCCCGCGCTACCTTCGAACTTGTCCGAACGACAGTCAATCGCTACCTGGCTCAGATCGGCCAGCCGGTGATTCTCGATGATTATGCCACGACCTGGTGGAAACTCGTTCAAGATCACAACTAACCGATCACGTCCTGTGATGACGTTAAACTCACAACGCCGGCTCTGCGTAATGACCAACCGGGCCGTGCTAATACCACGGCGCACTGAATCGTACCGACGCCAGTGCATGCTCCCAAAGCAACCTGAGTGCCTAGATCAATGTCGGATCGACAGCTATACTCCTTAAGACTTGCTGCCCCCTTAACTCAAGAAACCGCCGCTCCCCAACAACTCACTGATGACGTGAAGCCCGTATCTATGGGCACTATCAACTCTGTGCTTGACGACACTGGCACGGTTCTCGTAACAGAGGCCGTTCCTTCTATTGTTAAGCAAGTGTACCCACTCCCTGACCAAACGCCCTTGAAGATGTTTGAGCGTTTGTATGACATTGGATCCTTTTCCTGGTCCACTGCCAACCCCGCTCTCACTCCTGCTCCTTTGCTCACAGTCCAGCCGTTTCGGCAAGTGATCTCAAACACTTTCATAGAACCTGTCCTTAACTGGTTTCAGTACTTCCGTGCTGATATCGAACTTCATTTTCGAATCCAGACAACCCAGTTCTACCAAGGTGCTCTCATGATCACTGCCGCCCCCACCGTGATGAACACTGTCAATCCTTATTGTACAGTAAATCCGGTGGCCCGGTCATGGCTTGGTCCTAAGTACATTAGCGCCCAGACCCAAGACACCCTCGTGCTTCATCTCCCCTGGTTGTTGCCCCAGCGTTTTGCCCTCACTACCGCTCTTCAAGATCCAGCTCTGATCGTCCCCTGGGAAGTTTATGTTGACATCATTGCTCCCTTGCGCTCTAGTTCCCCCAACGCTGCTGACACCATCACCGTTCAAATGATGGCCCGCTTCGTCAATCCTCAATGTGTGTTTCCAACCAATGAGTACACCACGATGCGTAAACAGCAGCAGCAGGCCTTGCGTCCCCGCGTAGTTCCCCAGTCTTCTGGGATAACACTTCCCACGATTGGAAAACCTCGCGGCAACGCAATGATCGTTGGAAAGAACAAACATAAGTCTGACCCTGTCTCCCAAGCAATGTCTGGTGTTCAAGCGTCCAGTACTAGTTCAATGGGCACTATCACCAACACAATTGCTGATGTTGCTTCAAGCATCTCCTCAGTCACTGACATGATTCAGCCCCTCATGGAAATTGCTGCCTTGTTTGACAAGCCCAATATTCCTGAAGAGGCTACTCGTGTCGTGCAGATGCCTGCAACGAATTATACCAATGCTGATGTCCGTGACCAGGCATATACCTTGTCTCTCTACAAGACAGCCTATCTCGGAACCGCCCCTGGTTTGCTCCCTGATTCAGACAATTGGACCTTCCCGCGCCTTGCCCAAGTTCCTTCTCTTGGCTATACTTTTCCGATTAGTAACACTAGTCCCACTGTTGTCGTTCCCGTGATTGCCGCTGGAAGTCCTTTTATTTTCTCCATCGGCATGCACCAGTTCTATCGTGGGAGTGCTCGAATTAGGTTGAACTTTTTCACTAGCACTTTTGTGTCAGGCCGCATTCTTTTGCAGCTTGTGACCCCAACAGATGCCACTCTCACACCCTCTTTGAACAACACTGTTGCTCGCGTTATTGATGTCAAAGGTGACACAACCGTGCAGTTTACAGTGCCGTTCATTTGGGAAACTGATCTCAAACCCACGAATAACACATCTGGCCTGACTGGTATACCGACAGCATATCTCTTGATTTCGGTGTACAATCCGCTGGTTGCTAGTGACGCCAGTGTTGATGCTTTCATTGACCTCGTCACTTGGCAGTCTGCCGCATCGGACTGCCAATTTGCTCTTCCTGGCCAGCGGACGGATGTGTTCGCTTGGCCCAACTCCCCCTCCGTGGTCCCTCAGTG